TCGAAATCTATAACGAATGTATCTCCGTTTGCCAATGTAACCGCTGAACCATAGTCATAATAACAAACTAAATCATCGTCTGTTGCATCGTCATCATAGATATAGATGTATTGAAACGGACCGACTGCTCCTGATGCTGTTAAAGTTAAGTCAGCACATACTAATTTGTATGTTCCTGTTGTCTGTGCAGAAGTTGATACTGTTATCACCCTCGCAGAACAATTGGTATAACTAACTTGTGTCAAATCAGCTAACTTAGTCCAAGTTGTTGTATGAGCTGTGTTGGTGAGAGCTATCGTAAGCCCTGTTCCACTTAAATCTATTTTTTGTTCGGCTAAAGCTTCTACGAAGCTATAAACCTTTGTCATTGCTGTTGCCATTTTATTTTATTTATTTAATTTTAATAATCGACTTTTATCTTGAACTCCTATACGCAGGAATAATTTGTGTAGGTTCATCCATCGACCTTTTAGAATAAATTCCTTCAATAAGACCAGTGATTCCTCTATCCTCATCTCCCTCATATTTTACTAATTCACTAAACCAGAACCTTGCATTCTTTAATTCTTTTCTTGCAGCGAAGTAAGCGGTAGGTCTTACTACTAAATATTCGTGCAATCTACCATCGAATCCTGGCTTCTTGGTTGTATCCGATGTAGTAAAATAACTTGCTTCTCTATTGATAAGCATTTTCAATCCACTCGTATAACTATAATCCGGGATAGTATCTAAAAATATACCATTAGCTGTCTTATCATACTTTGTTGGAGTTCCTTCTGTAGCATCTCCATCAACAAAACCTAAACTATCGCTTCTTTTACTTTGCTGGTCAACTAGTTCTAGATCATAAAATGAACCAGTAGTATCTTCTTGATGTACCATCACTCTATAAATATCAAGAATAAGATTACTCTGTTCATCAACTGTGAAGTGATAATCTCTCTGTCCTGATACTAAATCTGTAGTGATTATAGGATCTTTTGTATGATTTGAATCATCACACTGCCAATCTCCAGATGCTCTTATAGCTAATGCCAGAAGCCTATCTATCGCAGCATTAACATCAGATGTAACTTCTTCTATAGGATATTTATCTGAATTTGATCCGGTATTGCGATAGATCATATCGACTATACCATTTTTATTTGTGCTGTCGTAAAATTGCAAACTCATTTCTTTTTCATCGTAAAATTAATTTTAAAGTCTTCTAAATGACTAAAAATGGAACAGACTATCTCTCCGTCTTTAATCATTATTGTATCGTAATCTTCATATTCATTTTCAAAAGATGGTTTTATTAATTCTCTACCTATTGGGATAATCTTATCGTTATACTTCTGAGCTTTCAAAGCAATCTTATTCCTTTCTGTCTCTGCGTCTTCCTTTAGTTTTTTAGTTGCATCATATTTATCTCTCAATTCCTGTGGAGTTCCTGCTTTGACTTTAGCGTAAATTTCTTTCTTAATTTCATTTATGTCTCCAACACATTTATCCATTCTCTTGCTAACTGCCTTCTCTCTCTTACCAAATTCTTTTAAATCAACTTTCTTCTCCTCTGCTATAAGTTGTTTTTCATTATCAGCCATCTCCTTTTCTAACTTCTCTATCTCTTCTGATTTTGCTCTACCTTTTGTAACTAATGCTGCTTTCTCTTCAATTAACTTTTTTAACTCTTCGTTTTCTAATTTGATTGTTCTTGGATATTCTTGATTCATAATATTTATATATTAAAATTTAATTTAGAAAATTCACCGAATAACTTTTTTGCGTTTTCGTCATATACCATTGCTGCCTCTTTTTCACTTTGAAAAAATCATAAAGCTCTAAATCTACTCTTGTCTTTTCTCCATTATGTAATGTAATATATTCCATAATTATTTAATTAATTTATATGCATCTTCCCACAAGTAACCTTTTGTTTCTATGTCGTAATTAGCTTCTACATACTCCTTAGCGTCTTTACCAATTTGTCTACGCAAGTCCTTATCTGCAATCAATTTCTCAATCTGTGCTATCCATTCTTCTGTAGTATTAGCTAATAAAAGGTGCTTTGCGTCTTCAGGATTCTGCTCATAAGGACTATCTTTAGTCGGAAAACTTTGGCAAATTGAAGGAATTTCCAGCATTGAATTTTCAAGAAACTTCAGATTGCTCTTACATCTATTAAAGTAGTTATCAAATCTAGGAATTATAACCATATCTAATTTCAATTCATTCAAAGCCTTGTAATACTCATCAACCTTTACGAACGGATGCCATTCAATATTGACTGAACTCCAGTAAGCGTACTGTTGAGAATATAATTCCTTATAAATATCATTCTCGCCTTTAGGTGGCATTGACAATAATACTAATCTTACTCTCTTGTCATTTTGGTAATGGTCTATAATCGGCTTTAGTGCTTCTACGTCATTAGTAACTCCGACTGAACCCGTTACTCCTATTCTTATGATATCTGTTTCATTGTGTATTGGTTCAGAAAAGTAAAATGGATCAATACAATTAGGTAATACTGCTACATTAGAATTTACTTTCTTATATTCCTCTTCAAGAAATTTAGTTGAACAAGTAATTAAATCAGCTTCCTTTGCAAATGTATCTAATGCAAGATTCATCTTTTCAAGTCCTTTCTCTACTCTCTTCTCATCCATATAAGCATTGAACTTAAATCCATTATCTGATTTTAAAGTATCATCATTGTCTAATACTATTTTCTTACCTTCTTTTTTTAATATCCTTGCTAATTCTAATACCTGTTTCATAACTGGTCTGTGGAATACTACTATATCTGCTGTTATTGCTGCTCTTGCTTTATCTTCCGGAGTCATCTGTTTAAGCATAAATGTTGTCCTATCTCCATCCCATCCATTAGCCTGTAAAGGGAATAAGCATCTTACATTGTAGCAACCTTGCAATCCTGCACTTACGAAGAATACTTTCATTGTTTTTTAAGTTCTTTTAATAATTTTTCTGTCTCTTTGATCTTCAGCTTCTTAGCTTCATTTAATTCAACCAACCTTGCCTTTGTTTGATCTATTTCAGTTTGGATGGACAATGGGTCATCTTTTACAGTTGGAGTCGTTACAGGCGTATATATTGGCTCTGGTGGTGGTGCTACTGGAGCTGTCGAGGTAGGTGGTGTAATTGGAGGTGGTGGTGGTATATATTCTTTCTCTTTAGGAACTATAATCTGCTTTGTTCTTGGATTTATAATATTCCCATTTAAGTCCATCCTATCTGATGTTTTAGTTGGATTCGGACTAATAATTACTTTTGCGTGTGCCATAATTGTTTCCTTTTTTACCTCCAATCCCTCAAAAAGGTGCGGGTTGGAGATAAACAATTAACTAATAATTGCGAATTAAGCTTCTGTCCAAATTGTTACTCCAGAAGTGTCTCTGTTTTCTATTACACCATACAATAAATCTGCTGTTGTAATAGTTGAAAGATATTCAGGAACATAATTTGACTGGACTCTTACTCCGTACTTGCCTGTCATTGATGCTCCAGCTAATGAACCACCACCTCCTAATGGAGAAGTTGCCCAGTGTAAAGCGTCTTTATGAGCTATACAATTTGCCCTACCAACTGTTCCAGAAATCTGTTGGACGTTTGTCGAAACATAAACTGGAATACCATACAAGGTAGCTTTTGGAGTCTTCCCTGTTGGATCGTTGACTGGTGAATTGATAGCTAAACTGAACTTGTCAAGATTCTGTACCTGTTTCCAAAATACATTTGGATGAAGGAAGAATCCACAGGATTCAGTTGTATCAATGTCGGCTGATTCGAGAGTTGCTATTGCTTCACGAATAACACTGTCAGCTAATGCTGATGTTGAAGCTCCAACTGTTTCGCTGAAGTTATCAAACAATGCTGCAAGTGCTACTTCTAGCTTCTTAGCAACTGTGTAGCCGCAGTTCTTTGCATACTTTTCTTGAATATAGTAAGAATGCTTGACTTGTGCGGCTTCTCTGTCTTCGATAGCAAATGATGCCTCATACCACTGGTCTACAGCCAAAGTAATCCTTGTTTCTGTAGGATAATTAAGAGTTACAGCTGTTGCATTAGATTTCTCTGTAGCTGCAAACTCTGTCATATTCGGAGTATAAAGTACATCACCTCCATCGGTTAGTTCTGAACTCCTGTCTGTAAAGAATCCGGCGATTACCAACTTTGATTGATAAAAGTCATTGATTCTCTCACCCCATACTTCTGGGATGAATACAGCAAGAGTCGTTAAACTTTCTGTATGCGTAGGAAATGCCATTTGATTTACTTACCCAAAGCTTTCTTGAAAGCTTCCTCGTGTTCGTCTCGTGTTGAACCAGATTTAGTTCCAGCTAATCTCTCTTGAGTTTGACCAGAACCCTTTGAAGCTCCTAACTTAGCTTCCTCTTTCTTTTGTTTTTCTTTTAAGTCTTTATCAAAGACTATAAATAGAGGATCTTTAATTGCCTCCTGTAAAGAAATATCCTTACCCTTAGCAATTACTTTCGCCTGTTCGATAGCTTCATCTGATAACCCACGAGCAATCAGTTTTAGCTCGTCCGAAAGTTGTGGGTCGTTAGTTTCTTCTTGAGGTTTGGCTTTTAAGATTTTTAACTTCTCTTCAGCCTTTTTAGCTCTTACAGTCAAATCAGATTTAGCCTGCAAGGCTTCATCTAATTTAGATTGTAATTCTTCGGTGTCCTCTTCACCTGTGACACTATCATCGATATTATCGTCGGTAGTGTCATCTTCAGAGATATTGGTATCTTCCTCAACCTCTGAGTTTATGTCCTCAGTGACATCTGTGGTTTCTTCTTCCATAGATTTTTTACAGGATTATGCTTACCTGTGAGCGTTTATCTGGTTTATGGAGAGCCAGTGTCCTAATTGATTATTTATTTATTCTGCAGTTGCTTCCTCTGCAGGTGCTTCCTCTGTTGTAGTTGTTTCCTCATCAGGAGTTTCAACAGGTGTGTTTTCTTCATCAAACATATGATTGTGTTTTATTTAATAATATTTTATTTCTTCTTTATT